TGTTCCAGGTGGCGAGCATGCAATCGGTCGAACAGAGCGGGGTAGACGCTCCCCAGATCCGCATCAGCCATTGGAAGCTGCAGGAAGACGGCTCGGTGGCGAAATCACGCGACACCCACCAGGATCCCTCCTCGAGCCTGGTGGCGCTGATCCTGCCGCCGACGCTCGCCGATCTGCCGGTCGGGGAGCGCATCGGCACCCTGCCCGCCTTCGTGCGCGAGCAGCATCAACGCGGCACGACCATCTGTTCGGTCTGCGGCGGCGCCTATCTGCTCGCCGAATCGGGCCTCGCTGCTGGCCGTACCATCACCACGCACTGGTCGCACCAGGACCTGATCGCCAACCGCTACGGCAATATCCGCGTCGACACCGACAGGCTGCTGATCGACGAGGGCGACATCATCACCGCCGGCGGCATGATGGCCTGGATCGACCTCGGCCTGAAACTCGTCGACCGGTTCCTCGGAACCGACGTCATGCTGGCAACGGCGCGGTACATGATTATCGATCCCGGCGCGCGCGAGCAGAGCTACTACAGCGTCTTCGCGCCGAAGCTCGATCACGGCGACAACGTCATCCTCAAGATCCAGCACTGGCTGCATGGCACCAGCACCAAGGGCGTGACGCTGCAGATGATGGCGGAGCGCGCCGGGCTCGGCGACCGCACGTTCCTGCGTCGCTTCCAGAGGGCGACCGGCTTCAATCCGACGGAGTATTGCCAGCGGCTGCGGATCGCCAAGTCACGCGATCTGCTGGAGCGTTCGCATCTCTCGATCGAGCAGGTTGCCTGGCAGAGCGGCTATGACGACACCAACGCCTACCGCAAGATCTTCCGCAAGATCCTCGGTCTCTCGCCAAAGGAATATCGCCTCCGCTTCTCGGTATCGGATGGTGCCCGGCGAATGGCCGCAGGAGCGCCGAATGCGGTGCCGGCTTTGTGACCTAGGGCGCTCCATCGATTGAGCGCGCCAGCAAGCTGCATCCGCTCAAGACCCGACCAAAGTGACAGCCCACAGCGCATCTCCTGGTAGGTTCTCGCCACCTGGCGCTCCCCCGATAAAGGACAACAAGCCGATCATGGGCGCCGCGAAGGCCTAAGCTGGGTCGACGAGATTTGCCGGCCGAGTTCCGAGACAAGTCAGATCTGGATTGACCGCTCGTCCAAGGAAGATCGTTCCAAACCACTATATTCAATGCACGCCGCGCGCCCCAACGGGCGCGCGGCGGTTTTTGCGTTTTCTATCCCTTCGGGGTCACCAAGACGGCGTTGCCGTCGCCTCCGATCTCAGACGGCCCCGTCAGCCCTTGCCCATGATGACAAAGACGACGCGGCGGATCGCCTCGGCGAAGCTGACGCCCAGCGCCATCGCCGCGATGCCGGTGACGCCCAATGCGCCGATCCCCATCAGCTTCCAGCGCCTGACGTCGTCGGTCACCGGCTTCATCTCCGCGACGTCCGCACCGATCGCCGAGACAGACGCCTCGATCTCACCCACGCGATCGACCAGCTGCTCCATGCGTAGATGTACGCTGCCATGAATGGCGGCGTACTTGTCCTCGGCACGGCGGCTGCCCTCCTCGATCCGGCGGATGGATTCTTGCAAGCCGCGCATGCCCGCAACCAATTCGCCGAGCTGGCGGTGAACGGCAACATCGATTTCAACTGCCGACATCGGCCCGCCCCCCATGCCTGGCGCATTCCGCCCGTGTCCAGATTTCCGAAGCACAGAGGCCAACGGCCGTGCGATCAATCCGGCGTTGATCGGCAGCAGTCGCGCCGCGCGCGCCGACGAGATCAGTTCCGACGACGCCCCGCAGACCCGGAACACTGGCCGGTTGCGAAGTTCCACAACCCGCCTGCATCAAGGCAGGAATCGTAATCAAAGCGCTTTTCGCGAGCGCGGCTCTGAGCGTCATTGTTCTGCCTTTCGATAGCATTGGCTATGGAACGGGCACCGTCGGCCCGGATTTCGTGAACGAGCCAGACGATGCCGGCGAGTAACAAGCCGCCAGCCAACAACTTCGGCCAGGGTAGCATCATCTGGCCCAGCCAAGGCGGCGCGCGAGCACGTACCAGGTTTCGGAGAGGACGCCGGCAGCAAGGCCGACGCCAACCTCCAACAGCATCTGGATGTCCGGATCATCGGCAATCGCGGGACCGGTTTCAGGCGCCAGCAAGCCCTTCGCAACAAGCAAGCCGGCGCCATAGCGCAACACGATGCGGATCATCACGGCGCTCATTTCGCCCGCCTCGCGAAAATTGAGACAATCACGGTGACAAGGCGTTCGAAGATGTTGCCAAGAGACAGGGCCGAAGCGCTGACGCCCTCGCCTTTTGCCTCCGATCCCGACGTTCCGGGTCGAAGCACCACGATGACGCCCGCCTCTGCCGGCCCCACCTTTTGCTGGCCACTCCGGCCATATCCGGCTTCCCGCAATGCCGCCTCGAACGCCCGACCATAAGCCTCGATCTTCGGACCATTTTGCCTGATGTCACCATTGATGATCGCGCGGGATGCCGCATAACGATAGCCGGTTGCCGCCCCGGAAAGGCTCTCGTCCGTGTCGAAGTCGGAAAGCCGTTTCCCGGTAAAAAGCCCCTCCGTCATGCCGTCGAACAGGATGCGCACTGCGGTCGCCATCTCGCTCGCCTGTTCAGGTGCCGCCGCGATGCCGAACTTCGCATAATTCGCCTTGCCGGTTATCTGGGCCAAACCGCGCCCGCGATAGCGCCACCCGTCATCGGCCTCCACATTCCCGAGCCGCCCGCCATAGACCCGGTTCGCAAGCTTTTGCGGCTTGCCAGCATAGGGTTCGGCACTCGCAAGTGTCGGGAATCGAGCAGGCCACACTTGGGTGAGCCGCTTCGCGGAATAATTGAGATTTTCTTCAACCGGCAGCATGGAGCTGCCGGTTTCGTGGTAGACGGTTGCAAGGATCGCTGCCAGTTGGCAGAGGCTGACACCACGGCGACGCGCCTCGTCGACGATAGCGTCAACGCCTGCCATCTGTAGGACAGATAGAGAGATGCCGAACACCACGCTGCCCCGTCGCCGGAGAGCGGCAAAGAATACCGATCGGTTCATAAATCACCTGTATAGCAGAGGGCGGCTAGAGATTGACTGCCGCGAGCCACAGAGCATCGACCTGCAGATCTGACAGGCCCAGCCCAACCGCAACCGTCGCGACGAGTGGGTGCCCACGCTGAAACGTCTCGGCATATTCCCACTCAATCTGTGCCTCGTCTCGTTCGGGGCCCACAGGTATCGCGGCAATCGTCGTTGCCACGGCCTCTGGCGAAGCGCCCGCACTAACGAGACCGAGACGGAATTGCCGCGCGGAGAGCGATGGCATCACTCTACGGCTCTCCTCATCCGTCGGAGGAACATACTTGGCAATTGGAAAATCATGGTTGCCGTCGAGCCATTTGCGGATGGCCGGATTGAGACCAAAACGCCCTGGCTCTGCCGTCGCAGGCGTTGCCGTTGCCAAGGCACCCAGCGCCATCAGAACGCGTATGGAATTGCCAAATCCAACAGCGCACATTGCCTTCCTCCACTCCCGAAGCCTATCGCCTGCGGGCAAATTCTTCGTCCTCGCCATCGGCATTACCGGCAATGGCAAAACCTTCGACGAGATCACGGTCGTAGCCCATGGCGATCAGATCCGAGCGGCGCATCCGCCGCTTGATGCCGGCAATCGGGCTGTCGTCGATCGAGATCGCATCTGGATGAACGAGGAATTCCTCGAGCGGCACGGCGGCAAGCCTTGTCGCCCCACGCTCGGCCGTACGGCGGATCTTGACGGTGAAGACCGGCTGCTCCACCGGCCCGGTGGGCAGCTCGATCCGTTCGACCGATTGCGCCTGTTCCAGCACCTCCACCGTGTCGTCGGCGATCAGTTGCACCAGGGCGGCCTCGTCGAGCCCGCTATGGGTCGAAACCTCGACGCTTTTCTTCTTCTCGTACCACCAGCGGATCACGCCGTTGCCGAGCTTCAGCGCGTCATGCGCTGCATCCTGCACCGCGTCATAGCCGTCGCTTTCGGGAAAGACGATGTAGTTGATGTAGTCGGTCGCCTGCTCGGCGCCTGCCTCGTCGCCCTGGTTGACCGGCTGGTATTCCACCACCTTGTCATTGCCAAGCACGGTGCGGATGAGCGAAGGCAGCACCTTCTTCACCGCCGCCCGCACGTCGCGCGAAACCACCTTCGAGCGGTTCGCTTCCGCCGGCACGTCGGCCATCACGCCGTCGTAGTATTCCATTGCCCGCACACGCGTGGCCGAAAGCTGGTCGCGATAGTCCTCGCAATCCCTGACGAGCTGGCTCACGAGCTCCGTCAGTTCCGGTTTCGTCATCGCTGCCATCAGAGAACCTTTCAGGGAGGAATATGGTTGAGATGCTGCCGTTGTCACGCGCGGCCCGAACGGGTGCGGCCGCGCCCTGGGGTTGATCGGCAGCGGAAAGATGTCGCATGAACATCGTTTTGTCGTGAGGGATTGGTGACGGCGAACACCGGGGTGAGAAACCTTAGGTCGCCAGCTCACCGCTTGTTGTTGCAGAATGTTGGACAGGTCGGCAACGGAGGGCAGCCGTCGATCGATTGCATCACCCCTTGCGGCGAGACCTTCGATGAGACCTGACCGCGGCCAACCAGTCTGGGAGAACGAATATGCCACTGGCCGACGCGACGAACTGAGCGATGGGCATGAACCCCTCTTGCCGCGCCATGCCACTCGACAGGGCAGCGAACGTCACTAAGCCTCCGAGCCCCAGGTAGGCTCGCTTCATCTCTGCCACCGGAATAACGTCGAAGAACCTGGAAACGTAGTCGGGCTCGCGCCACAGTATCAACGCGGCAATGAAGGTGAAAGACAGTATTGTCCAGGCATAGACCGAGAGCGTGGCGCTCCTGGCCGTTACGATGCCGCTCTGGTGCAGTAGGCGGCTGAAATCGAAATCGCCAACAGCACGCCAAGCAGCGCCCAAATCAGCCTTCGTTTGCTTCCCCAGAAAAAATACATACCCGCACTGGTAGCGAGCCCGCGTTAAAAGTTCGCTTCCGGCAAGGGTGTTCTCTGCCATCAGAGAACCTTCCGATCGGTAAAGGCCCAGGCGGCGGCGTCCGCCTTCACCCGGGCAAAGCGTTTCATCATCAGCGCATAACGAGAGGCCGAAATCACGTCGTCGCGCTCTTTCACGATCCGGCCATCCTTGCGGTGGTAGAGCCTGAACTCCTCGAACCATTCGCTCGCAGTGGAAAACACCTTGAAGCGCCCGGTCTGCATGCGCTGCAGCATGTCGGAGATCCCCGCCTCGACGCCGTTGGTGCCGTCGTCGAAGGTCGCACGCTCCAAAAGCATCGCCAGCCCCTGCCCGCGATATTGCGCCGCCAGCTGCTCGCCCGAGCCCTTGTCGTGCTGCAGCCCGTCATGCGGCCACGCCCACGGCAGCCAGGGCCCCCAAGGTTTGAGCGCCGCCGCATGGATGATCGGCGTCGCCTCGCGCTCGCGGTAGACCCGGGTCACATAGAAGACATCGGCCTCCCGGTCCCAGGCGCAAAGCGCTGCGGCAAAGGGGTGGTCCCAGCCGAAGTCGAGCCCGCCGATCTGCACCCAATGCCTGGGTATCTCGAACGGCTCGACGCGGATCTGTTCCTCGGTCACCGGGAAAATCCGGCCGGAGCCGAGTGTCGGCACACCCTTGGTGCGCGCTTCCTTCTCATGCGCCGGGTAGCTCGCAACGATCTTCGCGCGCTCCTGCGGCGTGTAGTGCTCGGCATCGTCAATCGTCATCGTCACCACGGTCCGGTCTTCGGAGGGTTCCAGCAGGTAGCGGCTGACGACCGAGCTCATGCCTTTCAGCGGCGTAAAGGTCACGGCGACCGAGCCGCCCGTCGCATTGGTGCGGGTGATGCCCTCGAAATAGACATCCTCCGGCGGCTCCTCGTCGAACCAGACATAGTCCACCGTGTTTGCCTGCCATTTCGCCCGGCCCTGCTCATAGGCTTTGAGAAGCAGCGTCGAGGTGCCGCCCGAAGCATGGCGCACCGTCACGCTGTCGAGCGCGCCGGAAGCGCTGGAACGCCGGGTCCAGCCTGAAATATTCGATTTCGGGATATAGCCGGTGCCCCAATCCTCCTCGCTCATCGGCGGGCCGACGAGCAGCCGCTGCACGCCATCGCGTGTCAGCTCGTGCGATTCCGAGCCGCCGATCATCGTGATCGGCCGCTCGAACCGTCGGCCCGCCCACCAAGAGGGATAGTCGCCTGTCAGATGCATCGCCGCTTCCGCAGCACCGGCCAGCGTCTTGCCGAGCTGATTGCCGGCCATGAACAGCCGCTCGCGGAACGTGGCCCCTGCTTCATGGAATGCCGTCTGCCTCGCATAGGGCCGGTAATAGAGCAGCCTATTCGTGTTCTGCCGGCGCCCGATCTCCATCGCCAGCTCCATCCGCTCCTTGAGCAGCAAGGAAAGGCCGGATGGTTTGGTCGAGCTTGCGGATCCGCTGAAGGAGTTGTTCATCCGTCATCTCGCCGATCTGGTTGGCATTGATGGTCACGTCCTTCGGCATCAGCGCCGCGACGGCCTTCAGGAAATCATGCGGGTTCTTCTCGATCAGCGCGTGGATCGCCGCTGCCCCGCGGCTTTCCCAGGCCGAAAGCATGTCTTCGAGGAAAAGCTCGCCGAGTTTGGTGCGTACCGCCTTGCGGGCGCGCGGCCGGATGACCGCACCTGCCCGGTCGGCGCGCGGCAAAAAACGCCCGGTTTTCGGGTCCTTGGCTGGTTTGCTTGTCATGGAAATTACTCCGGGCAGGCTGAGCCGCTGAGCCTGCTGGCAGCCGCGGCTTTGACAGAAAAGGCACTCGGCCTCGACTTCGGTCCGTCACCTCGTCTTTGCTCGAATGGCTCGGCGCACCTGCCAATCGTCGAGCGCCGTCACCGCGGACAGCGCAACGCGCGCCGAGCGTGACAGCCGATCACAGAAAATTGCGGGTGTCACGCCGGATGTCACGCTTGCAACCTTGACTTCAGGTTGTATCCGGTCATCAATGCGGCCCACCGGGTTGCCCCGTTTCGGGTCCTCTTGGCGGAATGCATCGCAAGCGCCCTGCTAGCCAGGGAAAAGCCAAAGTAGTTCAAGATTTTGAGTAATTTATCAGCCTAGCAGGCCCGCTGCGGGAACCGTGCGATGGA